CCTCCACCGCATCATCGTCCAGACCTTCGGTTGGCTCAAAGTCAAAGAATAGCCCTACCTTAGAACCCCATACGGTTGATGGCCGTGACTTAGACCCGGCAAAGAAAAGCCTTCCCTCATGGAACGTAACCGAGCGCGGCCACCCCTTCCCGGATGACCACACAGCCTCGTAACCAGATTCATATTCCCATGAGCCGTTTGCAATGGCAGAGGTATTAAAAAACGGAAACTCAACTATTGCGTCAACAACCGTGGCACTTGTGTATTTGACTATCTTGGCCCTGCCCTGTGGGCTGGCATTGACGTACTGGCCAACTGATGCTGCACTAAACGGCGTGCCGGTTGAAGCTGTCAACGTAACCTTGCCAGAAACGGCAGACGGGGTCAGAGTGCCAGACGGATTAGATATCGATACTGTAAACGCATACTTGGGAATACTGTCAAATGACAGCGTGCTTGCAGTCCAGGCAGAATCGTTGGCACCGCGAACAATCTTTACCGGGTTAATGTCCTGGTGGCAGACAATCAAAGTATCTGCTGACTGTGTCCAGGTTAGATTGGCTAGCCTAGCACCAGTAAGGCCATATGAGCTGGTGTCTAGGTAATCGTTTGCCCCTGCGTTGATGGCCAGCTGCTGAACGGCGTTTTTAAAAACATACATCCGATTATGGGTAAAACACAGCATATAGCTGTCGGATGTAGAGAACTCAAACGGCACCAGGCGCACGCCATTGCCTGCGGAGTCCGAGCCTGCGTTTGGCAGGGACATAATGTATTTAGAACCGGGTCTGCGCCTAATCCCACCCTGGGGCTGCACCACCACATTGGTGGCCTCCTCAAGGGCGTTAGCGTAAGCCTGTAGGTCAACCCTAGCCCTCAATAGGGGATCGAGCTCCCCGGTTGAGAAGTTGGTTTGGATTGACGTAAAACGTGCCATCAGTTCCTCACATCGATCAAGCTGTAATCTTCAATAACAGAGATTGGCTGGCCCTGGCCATCGATGGTGGTGGCTGTACGCATATACCCACCCCGGCCATTTTCTGACGCAGCTCCAATAGCAATCTGCTGCCAGTATTGGGTTTTGTCGATCTGGTCTGTAATTGGCAAAGACAGGTGCCAGGCCATCATGTACTTGAGCAGCTGCACAAAGTAGACCGGCATCTCGTACTCTTGGACGGCATAGGGATAGTCGGCGTAAATGGTTGTCTCGTTGGTGAGCAGCTTGTCTTGGAATATCCGGTAGCCTTTAATCGGCCTGGCACCAATAGCGTTGGTAACAAATACCTGCCTGGGAGGCCCAATCCGATCACCTGGCAACTGGTATTCGTACCTGTATTCTGTGGTTGGCGTAGTGATTAGCTGAGATAGCTGAATCTTTTTGTAAACAAAAGACCACGGATAATTTAAAAGTGTTTGATTCTTGATGTCTGGGTATAGTCGATCACATACATTGGCTGCGTTGGTTCCCTCATTAAACGATGAGATAGCCTTGGCACCCAGCATCAAGAGAGCGTCTGAACAAATCGATAGTGCGGAATCACCTGCTGCCATTTGCGTTACTCCATATATCTCTTACCCAACCGCCTGAACCAGAGCCTTTGGGCTCTCCGTGGAAACAAACCACTTTTGCATCATCTGGTTTTGGCTTGCCAATAAGATGAAATTTGTATGAGAAGATTCTATTGGGGAATATCTGTTGCCACAAGCAGTCTGGCTTTTGATTCTTAGCAATAAAAGCCTGATCTCCAAGATTCAAGCTCCCAGAGTACATAGTCATATAAAACGATGGGTCTGACTTAAATGTCAGGTAAATGTGCGAATAGTCCCCGTTCCAGGCCATCATCCCACTTGCCGGGGTGTCGCGCTTGCCCAGGTCTTTGAGCATCGTGAACTTATGGGGATACTCGGCCAGCTCGGTCAGATCACCACAGATAACGGTATCCAGGTCAAAGTAAAGCACCGGGCCATCAAATACCCAAGAGAAGAGCTCGATCTTAGACCACCAACCTGGCCACCCGTGCTTGAGCGGTATCCGCTCGCAGGGTACGTCTACATCTGAGAAACACACAAACCTATGGTCTCCAAGGTTCTTGGCAACCATATTCATCAGTCTTTCCACATCGGCTGGGGTATAGGGTTCTTTGCCAGCTGATTGGCTAAAGCGGCCAGACTTGAGAACGCAGGCAACAGTTAACATGGGGCTCCTAAAACTTGGCGGGTATATCCGCTAAGAGAGGTTACACCATCCATGCGCCCATGTTCTTTGTGTATGCACAAAAACCTTTGCCAATGCTCAATATTATTGGTAGGTGCAAATATCTTGTCTGGTTTGCTGTCTGGGTATTGAGCGTGGTAATCGGTGCTACTAACACTTAGTGGAATACCGGCCATAATTACCTCATCGAAACCCATAGCCCTGGCCCAAATTGCGGCCACAACGCCGCTCGATCCTTTTATTCCAACCATGCTAGCCCACCAGTAATCCACATCATTTCCAACGATGCCTGCCCTGGCGTGAACCTTTATTGGCCTACCTGCCTTGGTTTTGTATTCTTGAGCGTAGCTGTTGTGCTGCGTCCAGATATGATCAATCTCAGGAACTATTGCAGCTGCGTTATTGACCCCAACGATGGTGGCACCTGGGCGCAGCTTGAGTGCGTTTTCTAGGTCTTCAAAGACACAAGGGGCCGCGCCACAGATAATGGCACACCCCTTGTGTTGTACATCATACGGCTGCGGCATCACAATCGGGAGCTTATGGCCCCCTCTTGATTAGTCCGTATCCGTGTTGGCTAATGTTGTGCCATCGTTCACATCAACTACGCCTGATGCGTTAGACAGTACATATACCAAAGTTGCTACAGCGGTTGAACCTGTTGACGTTACACAGTAAATCAGGTCTCCAACTTCCAGGGTATCAGCCAGGCTGTTGAAGTAACCAGTTGTGTTGACATCAGCAATGGTGTCAGTTGTCTTGTAAGCGTAGATCGATGGTGCATTGCCACGCTTATTGGGGCTGACAGAGTTTAAGCCAGTAATAGAAAAAGCCATTGTCGTTCTCCTTATACCGAATCGGTTGTTTGGACTTCGACAATACCTTCAGCATCGATGGCAATTGCACCGGCTGAGAATACTGCGTTGACCAAAAAGCTGGTCTTCTCAGGGATGTAATTGATTTCCGTGCGAGGAGCGATACCCTCTGCATAGCCGATAGCATCACGGTGGAAAGCCCACAGCTTGCGCTCAGACGATGCAACAGGAAGACCACCCTCGGCGCGGTCACCGATTGTGTGGAAAGTAAAGCCGAGGAACGTGTTGAGCTCTCCAGATACCAGGGCGCGGACAGTATTGAAATCTGCGCTGGTAACCGAGGTCTCAGCAAGTAACGATGCCAAAGAGTTTGCGTGGATGATCATGTGGCGGTTGTCCATTGGGACGTTGCCTTTGTCCAGCAATTTCTTAGCAGCACGCAGTTTGGCTACGTTCAGGCCAGTATTAGTACCACCCTCGTCTTCGGTCACGATTAAGCTTGTGCTCGAACCTGCGAGTGCGTCCAAAACGATCTGGTCTTGACGGCGGCCAATAGCGGAACCAACCACCTGGACAAGCTCAGAACGCTCGTCAAAGTTAACTTTAGCCTGATTGAAGATGTCGCTGTACTCAGCGGCATTGTAATCAGTCAGCGTGCAGGTGACGTTAGAGAACGCTACGTTTAAAGGGCTAACATCGGATTGGGGAACGCGCACGGTGGCTACGCCCTTGCCGACTTTAGGGAATTTTACAGTTGAGCCTTCGACACCCCGGCGCTGACGAACCGCACCTACCAATTGGGCTTTGCCCTGGTAAGCTTGCTTAACTTCAGCGTCAAAGAGCGTTACAAAGGCGTTTGATAATGAAATCGCCATTTGGAATCTCCAAGAAAGTTAAAAAGGTTTAGTCGCTTCGGTTAGCCGGTGTTCTGGGCCTCTTGCTTGCTAGTTACGCTAGCCGCTCGTCAGCATCCGCTGCGGTAAGGGTCGATGGATATCGATTGGCCTTAAACGAATATCTAACGGTTCTAAAAATAAAATGCAAGAAAAAAAGCCACCGGTGGTTAGCCGGTGGCGTTCAAGCCTCTCCTTGCGGAGAGTGAGGAGGATTAGTTACCGAAAGTCGATGCAAACATCCGCTCGACTTTTGACCTGTAAGCCGGGTCTGTCTTGTACTTTGGATCAGCCACCATCGCGTAGAGCTCGTCCTTGCTAGCAGAGCCCTCAACCGGAGCAGACTGTAAAGGAATCTTCATCCCCTCGTAGGTCTCCCGTATCTTCATAAAGACACGCACCCCAGCAGCTGTGCCGCCCATGACCTTGAATTCCTCAAAGTCATCCTTGCTGAGTATTCCCTTGCGAACCAGACCAGCACCCCAATCGCCCATGCCCTTGATGATGGCATCTGCGTTGGGGCCAAGAGCTTTGCGCTCTTCCTCAATGGTGCGAGATATCTGTTGAGCTTGCTGCCCGTTCATGGCAACGACATCGCCAACCAGCTTGTCTAGAGCCGCTTGAGATATCCCATATTCTTTTGCCCACCCCATAACGTGGCCACGCACCGGGTCATCCTCTGGAATATCTCCAAAGACCGAGGTGTCGTATTTGCCGTCAGCTGGCGGTTTGTGTTTGCCTTGAGCTATCTGCTTTCGCAGGTCTTGCCAGCTCTTGGCTATGCCCTCCAGGTCTGGTGAGGAATCGTCCTTTTTCCAGAAGTTCTCTGGCCACCAATCTGGACGCTCTAGTGGTGTATCGTCATCTTGCTCCTCGCGGTGCTCGATGTCTGAACTGCTTGGGTTTGCCTGCTGGCCTTGGTCTTCAGTAATTGATACCGAATCGAGTAGGCCAGCTTCTTGGCTTTCGCCGCTGGGCTCGCTTGCTTGGGTTTCCATTCACAGGCTCCTTGCCTTTTTGATCCGTGCTTCCAAATCTCGCACCACGCTGTTCTGCCCTTCACGGTAGAAAGCGAATGAGGGATCGCTACCCGGCACGGCAACGGGTTGCTCCAGTAGGGCAGCTCGTAACCACCCCATCAATTTCTGGCCATCTTCTGAGCCGAGCACCCGCAGGCAGAGCTTGTTTAAATCTTCTACCGCCTGCTGCGCTCCACGGATATCTGTTGGTATGGCCTCTAGGTCTTCCCAGCCGCCAGACATCAGGTCATGCCCCCAACCAGCTGCTCAACCATCTCGGGGTTCTCCTGGGCCACCTGGGCCGCCTGCTGGGCCATCTCTTGCGCCTCGGCCATTTTCGCCTCGCGCTCGGCCTTGGTCATTCGGATCGACTGCGGAATGGCCAACTTCTCAGCAACCATGTCGAGCATATCCCCAACCTTGATTGCCATCTGACCCTCTGGGCCAGCCTGGGCTGCAATCTGAGCGTACTGGAGAATGTTGCTGACATCTTCCATGTTCTGGGCCATCGCCAGCGGAGCTACAGCTGAGACCTTGATCTCCAGGCCGTTGACCCGCAGGGGCATTGTGATAATGCCGCGCTGATCCATAACTTCAAGAATCTTGGTAACCACGGGAATCAGGGTCTCGTTGATCAACCGGCCAAAGGCAGAGCCCAGGTTCTGCGAGAGCTCCTTCATCCGCTCAACCACCTCGGTAGCTGACCTGGCCGACATATTGTCCGGTGGCAAAGACTCGTCTAGCAAAATGCGCTTGATGTTTTGTACCAGGTCATTGATTACCAGCTGCGACAAGTTGAAGTCACCAGCTCGCGGCAGGGCCTTGAGCGACTCACCTTGTGGCCCACCATTACGCGCCACGGGAATAATGGCACCTGGGACAATCTTGATAGTTGCCGGGTTGAGCACGCCGTCATCAGCTGCGGTGTAGACACCGGCAATTGATAGAGATGCATTTTTAAGCACCAGCTCTTTGACCTTGTTTAGGGTCTTAATGTCTGGCATTGCGGTTATTACCGGGCCGCGCCCATAGATCTCGCCAGCCACCTTCATGTACCGGCTGACCACCCAGGGACTAGTCTTTAGCCTGCGGTAAACAATCTCTTGCTTGGTGTCCTTTTGGATAACGTGGTAGCAGTAATCACCGCGCAGGTTATCAAAAACTGTGGCCTCTACAAACTCAAAGTCTTCAGTTGGCTTTGCCTCAATTTTGAGTTTTAGTTGGCCATCGATCTTGGCATCTTTCCATTGACGCTGGATTGATTCGCCCTTGATCCGCATACGGCGATAGACGTTGTCCACCTGGCCATTGGCACCCTCTTCAAACGCTACAAGGTACTGAGGCACCGGCACAAAGTTTAATGGGTTAACGTCATCGCCTGGCTGCACCATCATTACAGCTGTGCCGATAGAGAGGTCTAGCAAGAACTCGCCCATAGCAATGTCAAAGTTTGACTGCTTGAGCGTGGCAAATAGTTTCTCGGTGTAGATGTCGAGCGCGGCCTGCGCCTCGCCCCTGCGGTCATCTGGAATGTCTGCGCCTGGCTCAAGCCTTGCCCACTTGCGCTGCGGGGGGAAGATTCCTGATTGCAGGCGGTTAGCAAATCGCTGCGTGGAGTTGATCGCCGTGGAATCAAACACGCGATTCATTTTCTTTGCGCCGCCAACCTTTCCTTCGTAATACCCGTCATAGAGATTGCGCTGTGGAAGAGCAAACTCGTAGGCATCCTCGTAGAGGTCTCGGAAATCATCCTTCTTGCGTAACGCCATGTCGTGCCGCTTGAGCACATCCTCTGGCGATAGTCTCATCATCTCAGCCATTATTTAGTCCTTTTTGTGCCTTTGCGCGAAATTACGGGCCGCTTCTTTGCTGCCGAAACCCCACGCTTTGAGGGCGAGCTTGAGGCGGGTTGGTCTACCTTTTTCGTCCGTGAGAGGCCCAGCCATGCCGCCAAATCGCGCAGCAAAGCTAACACGCCTTGGGTTCGTTCCAGACTTGACCGGGGATTTGAGGTTGCTGCCTTCTTTGTTCTTGAAGTATTTGCGGCCTGCTTCATTTAGTCCACCTTCTGGGTTTTGATATTTTTTCTGTACCATTATTCGTACCAATCTATCCGCACGATTGCTGGATGGGCTTGAGAGTTGACATTAGTAAATCTAAATAAATAAGTAGTCAAAGGCTTTAAGACAAACTCCTGACTGTAGCTTTCAGCACCGCCACCCTTATTGCCTGCCGGGATAAACTCTGCGTAGATCTCTGTACCTAGAGCAGACACGGTTGGGCCAATGACTGCGGCGGCCACGCTTGCTGTAGTGTTGATTCTGTTACGCCGGTTAATGGTTAGAGCTGTGCCACCGCTAGTAGTCGGAGCCTCGTAGATAAAGAACTCAGACTCGCCGGGTGAGCTGTAAGAAAATACTGAATGAGGCGTGTACCCAGCTGGCCAGGCAATAGCAATGTCTACTGAGGCACCAGCTGCAAGCCCTGCCGCATACGAGTATAGCTTGTAGACATAGTAGGCTCTGCCTTCATGCAAGCGCAAATGGTTTACATCGATTACCGGAAACGGACGATCAGATGCTGTTAGATATGTAACGCCATCCTTATCAATATAAGTCGGAGTTACAAATCTAGACTTAGTCGTGAACGATTCTTGCTGAACCTGGATGGCCATTAACTATCTTCATCCTCTTCATCTAAATCCATAGCCTTTTTCAAATCCATATCATTTGCTTTTTTGCGGCCCTGTCTTTGAGCTAACATCTTGGCCACTTTTTTGTGAAATGCCGTAGGCTTACGCGGCATCTCGCCATCGTCTTCTTCGCCTTCTTTGTTTAAATAAATTTCAATTTTCATTATTTATTCTTTGGCTTCATTGCGGTTTTAGCTGCCTTCTTAAATGCCTCGGCAGTCGGTGCGCCTGGTGCGCCAGGCTTACGCATCTTCTCGCCAGAGCCCTCGGCTATACGTTCACGTTTTTTATGGATGTTGGCATAGAGTCCGGGCTTCATTTTTTGGCCATCCCTGCTTGAGACATTGCGATTGCTACGGCTTGCTTTTGGCTTTTAACTACCGGGCCACCTTTACCTGAGTGCAAGGTTCCAGCTTTGTACTCGCGCATAACCTTGGCCACTTTTTTCTGCATCTTGTCTTTTTTGTCCATGATTGCCCCTATGCCATCGGGCCTGCGCCCAGGGTTGATTGGCCAACACCAGCTTCAGGTGTCAGACGCTGCTCAGACAACAGGGCTCTTCCACCACGGCGAGCTCTACGGCGAGCTGCCAAAGTTTCTTCTGCGCCAGATTCTGATTTTGCCCCAGCTTTTTTTATTGCGTCATCCATGCCTGGGATCATTTGAGAAATTGGGGTTAGATCCTTCTTTTCTTTTACAAGTCCGGTTTTTTCGCCAATTTTTTGAACGGTTTTTGTAACTGCACCCATGATTAAACTCCTATGCGATTTCAGATGATCCTAAAGTTTGTATTCCCTGCTCAGGGGCAACCCGAGCAGCCGATAACAACATCCGTGATCCACCACGCAACCTGGCCATACGCTTTGATGCGGCCTGCTCGCCTAGCTCTCTGCGTTCTTCTTCAGCCTGTATCTTGAGCCGCGCATTTTCTTTGCGTGTCTCTTCGATAGCTCGCTCTTGTGCGCTGGTGTCTGGTTTTTTAAACATCCCGCCCATGCTTTACCTCGCCATTAAAAAATAATCTACGCCATCTGTTCCGTACTTTCGCATCAGACACTCTTCCTTAAATCCAACCGCTGATGCCCATTTGTACGCCCGTGTATCCGTAGATCTAACGGTTATCTGTGTTCTATGCAATCCCATAGATATCGCAGAGATATCTAATACTTGCTTTGCGCTCTTGGTAAACGTAACCGGCATTGATCTCATAACGTCATCTGCTACTAACCATGCCTCGGCAACGCCCTTCCAGATTGAGACGAACCCAAAGATAGCCGCTGGTTCGTTGTATACGAAAGCGGTAACAGCTGCGCCCATCTGTTCCTGTTGATCAAAAACATCGATGGCCTCCTCTCGGTTGGCAACAACCAGCACTTCCTCGGATTTGATATTTATCCGAGAGGCATGGTTTTTGTGGAACGGCATAAAGAACAGGCCCGTTCTTCTGCGGTTGTCGTTGAGTTTCTCAGCGAGTTGTAAAGACATCAAAGTCGGCATTGACCACCGTTTGAGCTATCTGTGTGTTTTGGGCAAATGCACTCTTGGTCATGCGCCTGTGTTCGCCGCCACCGAGAAGCAGGTATCCGAATGCGTCACCAACGTGGGAGTGCTCGTTTTTATTTGGGCTATCTCTGAATCTTTCCTGGCCAGCTCCTACGGATACCCGTTTAAAATGGTACCCACCGGCTAACGATTTTCGGAGGAGCTTGCATTGCGTATTGACAATCAATCCAGGTTTGCCGTTTATGAGCCGCTGCATCGGGGCGGCACCTGCCTCACGCCTGACCTTGAAGTCGTTAGATGGCGTGGGTTGAGCTCGCAGCCCCAGGGTTCTCAGGTGGTCAAAAGCGGTGACCTCATAGATCGCGTCCCTCTGCATACCGGCGGGGTCACCCCAGACCATCAGCTGCGCTTTTGGAAACCTCGCATTCAACTCAGCCAGGAGCTGCTGGCCGAACCGCTCCAGGCCCATATCAAAAGTCACAATCTCATGCAAAACTATCCAACGCCCGTTAGCGAGCCGCTGACCTATGACCGCAGCTGGCGTAAGACCAAAGTCTAGGCCCACTTGTAGCGGTATGCTTGGGTCATAGTCCACCTCGCCGCTCATCAGGTTGTCATCGTACTCAGACCAGACGGGCTTGCCCTCTTGGACGTAGGTGTATTGGCCCTCGGCATAGCACCGAATCCAATCCAGGTTCTTGCCCAACAGCATTTGCTGGTAGTAGCCAGGCGGTAGGTTAGAGATATTTTCTGCTTTAGGGTTTAGCTTCCACCACCGGCCAGAAGAGAAGATGTGATCGTTGGCCTCTGGGTTCTCTGGTAGGTCACCCGGAGATACCTCGATCACCCCGCCTGGTTGCCTGTAGAACTTCCACGCATAGGGCCCGGTCATCTTTTCTTTCTCGGCCATCCTGAAGTACTAATGGTCATCATCCATCGGGTTGATGTCGA